GCATAACTAGCGGGATCATTAGCACATGATAAACCTATCAAAATATTCGCCTAGTAATCAATTGGCTATTGATTATTCACAACCCATGAAAGGACAACCGCGCCCGGACGCATGGGATGATTTTTGGTTTATGGATAGGGGAGATGACGTTGATTCGGTTTCGGTTGATTCTGCATTGCAAATTAGCGCAGTATTTGCTTGTGTCAAAGTGCTTACAGAATCAATTGCTCAATTACCTTGGATTGTTTACGAAAGATTAGGCGAATACGGTGAAAAAGGTTCAAAACCAGCATATAATTATGGTTTGTATGACGTTCTTCATAATAGACCTAATTTGTGGCAGACGCCATTTGAATATAAGTCAATGATTGTAGGTCATGCGGTTATCCGCGGTAATCACTATTCACAAATTATTAGCGGTAAACGCGGCTACGTTGATCAATTAGTTCCTTTGAACCCTGATCGTATGGAAGTTTTCCAATTGAAAGATACTACGTTACTTTATAAATATAGGCGTCCTAATGGGGATGTTATTGATTTTACGCAAGATGAAATCTTCCATGTACGAAATATGCCAATGGACGGTATCATTGGGTTAGATCCCGTTAGTTATGCAAGGCGAAATTTATCACTAGCTCAAAATGCTGAAACACATGGTTTAGCATTCTTTCGCAATGGAGCGCGTCCGGGCGGAGTATTAAAATCCCCTAAACCATTGACAAGAGAAACAGTAGATACATTGCGTCGCACATGGAATGAAATTCATCAGGGTTCACGGAATTATTCTAAAGTAGCAATCTTAGAAGATGGGTTGGACTATAAAGAATTAGGTATTACAAATGAAAATGCCCAATTCTTAGAAACGCGCAATTTTCAATTGCGTGATATTGCGCGAATGTTTCGCGTTCCGCCACATAAAATAGCTGACTTGGAACGCGCAACATTCAGCAACATTGAACATCAAGCGTTAGAATTTATTACTGATACTATTGGTCCTTGGATGCGTTGTATTGAAGACGCTTCGCATAGGGATTTAGTTGTTGATAATAATAAATATTATACAAAATTCCGCCCGGAAGCTATGTTACGGGGTGATATCGTAACGCGGTATCGCGCGTATCAAACAGGTCTTCAATGCGGTTGGTTAAGCGTCAACGATATTCGACGAAAAGAAGATATGAACCCTATTGAGAGTGGTGATACATATGTTCAAATGGCAAACTTAATGCCAACGAATCAAAGGAAAGAAAATGAATAAAATTTTACAAGCATTATCGGATGATTTATGGTGTATTACAGAAGCAAAATTAGACGCAATTATCGCATTTGTTGACCTATGGTCAAGAAATGCGTCTAAATGGGAAGGAATGCAAGCAGCAACAAAAGGAATTAAATTTGATCAAGTAAAGGGTGATGTTGTAGTTTTACCGTTATTTGGCGTAATTTCGAGACGATTGGGGATGTTAGGCCAGTTTTCCGGCGGGATGTCAATTGAAACATTTGACAAAGCGTTTACGCAATATTTGAATGAACCATCTATTTCAACTATTATTATTCATGTAGACTCACCGGGCGGAACATATGCGGGATGCCCCGAGTTTGCAGAAAAGGTTTATAAAGCAAGAAAGAAAAAACAAATTATTGCAGTAGTTGATACATTATGCGCAAGTTGTGCGTATTGGATTGCGAGCGCGGCAAATTCTATTGTTATGACGCCTTCATCTGATGTTGGTTCAATCGGTGTATTTTCGGTTCATGTGGATGAATCGAAAGCGATTGAAAATGAAGGATTGAAAGTATCGGTATTTAGCGCTGGAAAGTATAAAACTGAATTACTTTCTAACGCGCCTATTTCAGATGATGCAAAAACGTATTTACAAAATCGTGTTGAAAAAACATATGATGAATTTGTTAGCACTGTTGCAAAACACAGGGATAAGACTTTTACATATGTTAAAGAAAATTTTGGTGAAGGAAGATTGGTTAGGGCACAAGATGCGTTGAATGTAGGTATGGTAGATAGAATTGGTACGTTGGAAGAAATTGTTAAAGAATTAGTTCCTAATTCTTCTTATTCAAAGATGTCAACCGCAAGTAGAGCGGAAGATAGGAAGTTGGAATTAGCTTCGCGTTACCCAAACTTATTTAAGAAAAGGGATGATAAATGAATCGTCGTCTGGCACAAATTAGGGAACAGCAATCAGCAATTGCAAATGAAATTGAAACTATTCTAACTGGAATTTCAGAAGATGAAAGGGATATTACGGACGACGAGAAAGGAACTATCGAATCCCTTGAATCGCGTTTGGAAAAACTTGAACAATTGGCGAAAACCGAAGAACGATTGGCGTCTAAAATTAATTTTTCTGATTCTGTTAAGGGCAGCAATCAACCCGTTAGCAGTGCAACAAAACAGTTTTCATCGTTGGGTGAATTCCTGAAAACTGTTCAAATGGCGTCTCATTCGCATGGAAAATTTGACCAACGATTGATTGAAGTTGGCGCAGGAACGGGTATGAACGAATCCGATCCTTCGCAGGGTGGTTTTTTGGTTCAGTCTGATTTTGCGTCTGATTTGCTAAAAAATGCTTTTGATTACGGTATTTTGAGTAATAAAGTACGAAGGCGACAAATTAGCGCCCGTAGTAATCGTTTAACTGGTTTTCGTATTAAAGAGTCTTCGCGCGTTAATGGTTCGCGTCATGGTGGTATTCGCGTTTTTTGGCTAGATGAAGGCGCGTTGAAATCTGCGTCACAATTTGAACTAGAAAAATATGAATTGTTGCTTAATAAATTAGCAGCGTTGTTTTATGTTACTGATGAATTGTTGGAAGATACCGTAGCATTGCAACAGCAAGCGGAAGACTCATTCCGTGATGAATTTTCATTTACAATTGATGACGCTATTTTGTGGGGTACTGGCGCGGGTATGCCATTAGGCATCATGAATTCGCCAGCATTAATTACTATTACACCGGAATCCGGTCAAACGTCTGGTATTAATTTGACAAATGTTTTGAAAATGTATGAACGCTTGTGGTCGCGAAGTAAAGCAAGAGGAACAGCAGCATGGTACGGTGGTGCCGGAGTTATGCGTCAATTAATGACGATGACACTCGGCGGAACCGCGTCTGTATTTGGATCCCCTGTTTTTCTTCCGGCCGGTGGTGTGAGTGGCAAACCATATGCTACGCTGTTGGGATTGCCTTTTATTGAAATTGAGCATGCAGCAGAACCAAATACAACGGGTGATTTTGGTTTGTTTGATTTGAATGAATATTTGTTGATTGAAAAGGGTGGTATTAAATCCGCATCTTCTATTCACGTTCGTTTTATTTATGATGAAACTTGTTTCCGTTGGGTTTATCGTTGTGGTGGTGGTCCTTTGTGGCGCGCTCCATTGACGCCATATAAAGGATCTGATACTACATCGCCTTTTGTTGTTTTGGGTACGCGCGCTGGTGGTTGATTTTGGGTAATAGTGGGGTTATGTAACATTCTCTTTTATGGAGTAATAAAGTGCATCAACGAAACATGGCGCATTATCATTTGGGAGATGCGCCCGTTAATTTAGCTGCTGCGGCATACGCTAGTGGTTTTGTTTCGCTAAAAATGTTTAACCATATTGAAATTATTTTTATTAAAGCGGTAGGTGCATCGGGAGAACCACCAACGCTAACTATTTTGCAAGCATTGAACGTATCTGGCGGTACACCAAAAGCGTTGAATTTTACGAAATATACTCGCAAAACGGGCGCTGATGTAACTGCGGTAGGTTTGCCTACTGTTACAACTAAATCATCTGGTAATACTCTTGCTCTTGCTGCCGGAAATACTGAAGAATTGATTGTTATTGAATTTGATGCTTCCGAATTAGATGTAGCAAATGGCTATGATTGCGTTGGTGTCACTATTGCTGATGTTGGTGATACTGCGCAATGGGGTACGGTTTTATTTAGATTGTCAGAACCGCGATATGATGCCGCGTTGAGTAACCCAATTGTTAATTAGGGGATGATATGCCTTTTATTGTCTCATTGATCAATGCTAGTGCGGTTGTAGAAGTAGACGAAACAACCGCACAAATCGAAGTTTTTAATTTTGGTACATCTAGATACGCAACGGAAGATGAAATTAATGAATTGATTGGAAAACAAGATGCGGAAAACTTTAGTTTATCCTTGGCTAGCAACGATGGGGTTGAAAAGGATAACTCCATTAGCAATGCCGATAAGCCTATTAATGATAAAAAATCATTGTCGAATAGAAATCGACGACGATGATACTTTGTTAGAACAATATGTTCTTTCCGCCACTGAATATTGTGAACGTATGACATTGCACGGGATTTCGTATTGTCAATGGGATGCAGCAACAAATTGCTTTCCATCTTTTCTACGCCTTCCTATGAATAATGTTGTTTCTATTGTATCTGTTTCTTATATAGATAGAAATAATAGTACGCAAGTTGTGCCTTCTAGCTTGTATGATTTTGATTCATTTAGTAGTGTCCCTGAAATTTATTTGCGCCCTAATAGCCAATGGCCAGAAACATCGGGGCGCATAAATAGCGTTGTAGTTAGATTTTATGCTGGCTATTCTGATTTATCATTAATTCCTAAAACTCTGATTCAAGCAATTCTGATTCTAGCTTCTCATTGGTATGAACATAGAGAAAATGCAATTGATCTTTCAAGTGCTTCAATCGTGTCAATTCCTAACGGGGTTGATGATTTACTAAACTTGTTCCGAACACGAAGGTATTAGAATGCCAGTATCAGCAACATACGCATCAAATGTTACCGTAGTTGAAACATTAGATGCGGCGCAAGCGCCCGCAGCGCCCGTAGGTTCTCGTGTAATTACCCATAATGGGTATAATGTAACAGAAACACTCAATGCGAATTCTATACCACCAGCAACGAAGCAAGTATCTAAAGAAATCCCGCTCTCTACGGGCGCTGCAACAATTGATTTGACGACAATTACGGGTACTAATAGTATTGTTGTTGATGGAACAGGCTTGCGGCCACAATTTATTAAATTGCGCAATAAATCAACTAACGCTAATAATATGACGTTTACGCAAGGCGCGTCAAACGGGTTGGATACTTTAGGTTCAGATTTCAAAATTATTCTTCCTCCGGGCGGTGAAATTTTGATTCGTACTGTTGACGCTGGAAGTGACATTAGCAGTACAAATAAGACTATTGATATTGCTGGAACAGGTTCACAAATTGCAGAAGTTATTTTTGTGATGGGTTAATAATGCAATCTGGCAAACTTAGATTTAGAATTGAAATTCAAAAATCAACACCTATTTTTGATGACTATAATGATCCTGTCCCTAATTGGAGTACGATTGATACAAAATGGGGTGATATCATAACTTTGGATGGTTCTGAAGTTTGGCATGCTGGATATATACAATTGCTAAATACACACATGATTGTTATGCGTTACAACCCTGAATTAACAACAGAAATGAGGTTGAAATTCAGGGGTAGAATCTTCAATATCAAATCAATTCTTCATGTGAATGAGAGGGGTAAAGAAACAAGAATTTCTGTTGTCGAGTCAACACGAAATGAGTAAAGTAAAAATTGATGGCCTAGATGAGATAAATAAGAAATTGAAGAATTTAGATGATAAAGTTGCAAGGAAGATAATTAAAAAAGGTATTAATGATGGCACGAAAATCGTTTTGAAAGAAATGAAATCTTTGGTTCCAATTAGAACAGGTTTGTTGCGAAAATCTTTAGGGAGAAAAGTAAAAGCGTATAGAAAATCAAAATTAATTCTAGGTTTAATTGGTCCTAGAATGGGTTTCGTCCGCGTTATCAACGGTAAAAAAGTAGATCCTACAAATTATGCTCATTTAGTTGAATTTGGGCATGGTAGAGTAAAACCAAAACCCTTTGTTCGCCCCGCAAGGGATAATACAAAAAATTCTGTTATGGCAAGTTTTGTTACCATAGCAAAAAAAGAGATAACGGATTATGCCCGTAAATCTAGAAATTGAAATTCACTTACAAAAATGGTTGCGTTCGCAATCAAGAGTTTACGCTTTAATTGGAAACCGTATTTTTCCTGATTCACCACCACAAAATACAATATTGCCTTACATTGTTTATACTAGGATTAGTGGTAATCGTTGGCGCGTGCTACGTTCTGCAATTAATGTGGCACAAGCTAGAATTCAATTGGATTGTTTTGGCGCAACGTCAAAGGAAGCAAAAAGTTTAGGTTGTGTGATTCAGGATGTTATTGAAACATTTTTTCGCGGGGAAATGGACGAAATTTTTGTGCAATCTATTTATGTTAGTGATATTAGGGATGATTCTTTCAAGCCTATTGATGCGTCTGATCGTATGGAATATAAAAGATCATTGGACGTTATCATACATTGGGAATTAGAAAAGGAATAAAGATATGTCTAGGCCGGATGGAATGGTATCATGTGGTGCAGCGTTTTACTATTCAGACGCACCACCCTTATCCCCTAATTGGTTGGAATTGGGTTGGGTTATTGATATGAACGTAGACGGTATTACAGTAACAGCAACCGAAGTTTCGCATTTACGTTCTCAATTTTGCGCTAAAGAATTTTTGCCGGGTAAATTAGATGGTGGTACGCTCACATTAAATACAAATTTTGTTGCTACTCAATATGTTATTTTGAACGCGCTTTTGCAGAATTATAAAGCATTCCGTATCATTACACCAAACATTTCAACCATGACGTTTGAAGGTTTTATTACTTCATTGGGTGTCGCCATTCCTGATGACGACCGAATTACCGTACCGATTACAATTAAGGTTTCTGGCCGTCCTACGTTCTTACTGCAAAATTAAGGGTGGTTATAAATGGTTCTTGATCGTCAACAAATTCTAGATTTGCGCCAAAATTTTAAGCGTGAAGATGTTAAGATTCCTGATTCGGATTCAATTATTAGAATCCGTGAATTGACGGCGGGTGAAAAAGATAAATTTGAAATGATGTTTTTGCGTCTTCGTGAAAATCCGCCATTGCATGTAAGGGCTTGGCTAATTCAAAAATGTGTTATTAATGAAAAAGGGCATCAAGTATTCACGGAAGCAGAATTAGATACTGTAGCTTCAATCCCAGATAGTATTGCATCTGTATTAGTCGATAGCATTAAAAAGTTGTCCGCTCTGACAGATGACCCTAATAAGGATCATAAAGAGCGCACCAAAAGCGATGAAGAAAAACCATAGAAAACGCTTTGCCCATAAATTAGCTTTAGCATTGGGCAAGAGCGTTTCTCAAATTATGCGTATGCCATCGTCTGAATTTGATGATTGGGTAGCTTATTATGATATTGACCCATTTGGAACAGAACGCGATAGTATTCATACAGCACAAATTGTTCAAGTTATAGCGTCATTATTTGTTAAGCATCCTAAACCATTAAAAGATTTTATTTTGAATTTTATGAATGATGCAACAGATGTTGATATAGAACAAAAGCTAAGAATGATAGCAGCAAAACAAGGAAATTGAGAAACAATGTCTGAAAGCACAATTGCAAAACTCAATATCCGATTGTCTGCTACGTCAATTGGTTTAGCCAAAGATTTAGCAAAGAATTTGTCTTTGTTAGGTTCGTTTGCTAAATCCGCTGGTTATAAATTAGCGGGCATGGATATAGGCGGGCATAAACTAGCAAAGAATATTTCATCTGCATTACCAAAAATTGTTTCTAATACAAAAAGCGCTGCATCTGCGATGCAATCCGCTTTTAATTTCGTTAATCCGTTTGAATCATTTATTCCGTCTCTTGCGCAAATGAAAGCTATTGGCGTTGGTACGTTTGCTACTCTTGGCGCGGCATCAATTAAGTTTGCTGCCGAATTGGAAATGACAGAAACAGCGTTTCGCGTTTTGATTGGGGAATCAAACAACTGGAAAGAATCATTAACTAAACTTCAAAAATTTGCCGCAGAAACGCCATTTTCGCAATCAGAAACGCTTGCCGCAGGGAAAATGTTACTTGGCTATGGGTTTACTGCTGAACAATTAATTCCAACGCTTCAAACGGTTGGGGATGTTGCGGCCGGAACCGTCACTGATTTGAAAATTATGGCATATTTGTTTGGTACGTTGAAAACATCCGGCCGCGCAATGACTATTGATATTAACCAATTTGCTAATAGGGGTATCCCTATTTGGGAAGAATTGGCAAAAGTTTTTAACGTAAATGTTACTGAAATGCGCGCTATTGTCGAAGAAGGCAGGGTAGGATTCCCTCAAGTTGTTCAAGCGTTTAAGAATATGTCGGATGAAGGCGGGAAATTCTCTGGCATGATGTATGCACAATCATTAACATTACAAGGTATGTTTAATGCGCTACGCGATAATGTGATTTTATCTCTTGCTGGAATTGGGAAGGTATTGATCGAAGAATTCCAGATGAAAAAAGTGGTCCGCGAATTAACTAAATTTGCGGCAAATGTTAAGAATAATATAGATAAAATTAGACCTATTATTAAAGAAATAAGAGAATGGGTAGAAGCGTTTGGTAATGCTGTAGTTGTTAGTTTTCAATATGCAAAAACCACATTATTAGAATTTGTTGATGCCACTGTCAAGGCTTTTCCAGAAATGACAAAGAATGCAGATGGTTTCAAATCATTTCTTAATAATTTAACTTTCAGTATGGATGACGCAAAGCTATTAGGCGTTGATATGGCCGAAACGATTGCAATGGCTATTCAAGGTTTGTTGGATTCAATGCGTGCGTTGGCGCAAGGATTTGGGCAGTATATTGAAAGACCATTGATTAGGTTGCGTTTGTTAGCTTTAGAAATGGCGCAATCTACTGGTATTGGTGAAGATACGAAATTGTCTGATTTGTTGGATGCAAAGATTAAAGAACGAACAGCAGCATTAAGAGTTTATGAAAAACAAATGAGGTTTATACCAATATTAACTAAAGAAGAAGGCGATAGAGCGTCGGCGGAATATAAAGATCAATTAACAAAAAAATTGAATGAAATTAATTTGAAGTATGATCCTAAGATTAATGCAGCAAAAGCGGTGCAATCAACCGCAGAAAAAATTATTGAACTAAACAACTTGTTGAAAGAAATTGATAAAAATTCAACGCCATTATTTGATGAATTCAAAAAGAATCAAGCGGATATTTCCGAAAGGTTCAGGAAAATCCGTAATGAATTGAAGAAAACAATAGAAGAAGCTAATGATCCAGAAGGTTTTTCTAGGGCGCTGAGTTTGTTAGGTGGTTCAATATATAACGATGCGTCAATTATCAAATCTATTCAAGATGAATACAATAGAGAAGCGTCTAGAATAGCGCGTTTTAGCGGATTAGCGCCGTTGAGTATCCCCGTTGAATTGATCCTAAAGAATTTGGATGGGTTACAAAGTCAAATAAAGCGCACTGAGATGGAAGTAGACGTTGTTTTGATTCCAGCCGATATGCGGGCGCAAGCGAAATCATTGACAGAACAATTTTTGTCCCCTGTTGATAAATTCATGACGGAAAGAGACAAGATAAATGATATGTTACTACGGGGCGCAATTGATTTGCGAACAGCGGATCTAGCTATTAATAATGCGTTCCAGAATCTTTCATCTACATTAAATGTTAGCGATGCAAAATTGCCAGAAGCGTTAGTAAAAAATAGCGTTGGCGCGGTTTCTATGGTGAATAAGTTTAATGCGTTTGACGGGCAACAATTGACAGATGTTAAAACAATTCTATCGCAATCATTACAATTAGATAAGCAACAATTAGATGCGGCAACGCGAATTGCAATCGCAATTGAAAGACTAGCAAGAAAAGAATTGAAAATGCCCGGAGACTAATAAATGTCAAATGGAAATTTATATTGTAGTAATCCTTATTTTGCGCATAATTTATTATGGGCTAGAGAAATCAATGATGGTAGAAACGGCTCATCTGATTTGCAATTAGCTAATAGATATGTGCGGCAATGGTTAGTGAAAACACGTCATGCGGAAGTACCCGCGAATGTAGTGCGTAATCACCCTGATATCCCTAATTTTGGCGCTAATTACTTTGTTGAAAACCCAGATGGTGAAAATTGGCGTGATACTAATGTAGGTGTAGTTGAAAAACTAGCTTATATCAAAAATGTAGACGATCCTACAATTTGGGTTGTTAGCGTTACTTATGATCAATCGGGTTCACCATTATCGCGTTATTGGGACGTTGTTTGGGACGAAGTAGAATTTGAAAAAGTTGCTACAAAGAATATTGATGACGGGGATAAATGGCATGGTGAAGCAATTGTTAATAGCGCGGGAGATCCTTTTGACCCGCCAATAGTAACAGACGATTCATATTCACAATTGATTATTACACGATATGAAAATTCGTACAAAATTGAAAACGTAGAAAAGTTTAGGCATTCAATCAACAATACACCGATTGTTATTGATGGTTTTTTGTTCCCTGAAAATACGTTAAAGTTAAAATCTTACAAGGGTATCCGTGAAGTTGTCGGTGGTCAAATTTATTTTCGTTGTACTTTGGTTATTGAGTACCGCCCGAAAACATGGGTAGACGAAGTTTTAGACGCTGGGTATCGTATGCTAAATAACGATATTCCGCCGAAAAGAATTCATATAACGGATTCAATTAATAACCCTGTCGTAACTCCGCATTTGTTGAATGGGCTAGGGAAACCCTTACCCAAAGGCAATGATCCAAAATATTTGAAATTCTTGTACATCAAACGCGCTAATTTTGGTGAATTGTTCCTAGATTACTCTATTTATGGTATTCCTGGTAATGATCAATTAATTGCGGCAGGATTTGGTACGGGAGGTTGATGAAGTATGATTAATGAAAGAACAGCAAAAAGAGTTTTTCGTTCCATCAAAGAATTTGAGCAAATCCCTAAGAATGAATTAGATAGCCTTTTATATAGTTCTAGTCCTAGATTATTTTCCAATCAAGTTGAATTAGTTAAGGTAACGTCATTAATACCACCTACAATTCCTGTTGAAGACCCGCCTATTGAATTCGTGCCATTGCCGTATGTTATTGGGCGGGTTGTTAAGTATAATTACACTTCGATAATGTTTGAAAATCAAGATGTTGACGTTTGCGTTAGGGATATTAATTATAAACAATTGTCTGTCGGGCGAACGTATGTTGCAATAGGCGCTGCATATATAGAAGAAATCAAAAAAACTGTTTTTTTAGTTGATGCTTATGATTCCGTAAATAATTTGGTTAGACCAATGTCATCATACGCTTCGTCGGCAGTTTTTTCTAGTGGAGTTCGTAGAGAGGAAGGGCAAGATTATAGGAGTGGTTTTTCGGTTACATCTATTTTGAATAACGCTATTTTTTATGATGATAAAGATAGTTCATTTTCAACGTCATATGGGTTTGTTCCTCCCGAAATTCCTGACGGCTATAAAGGGTTTCATAGGACTTATTTTGCTACTGTTGCAACAACGGGCTATTGCCAATGGGAGATTAACGTATCGCCTTATGGAAGGTATGAATTTTGGGCAACATCGCCTTTAGCGTCAACTTTGAATACTTATGGTCCCGTTAGGTATGATTTTTTTACTACAACAGGAAAATTGATCTATCGCGTTTATAATGATCAAGAATTAACAAAAGGTAAAGGTATAATTATACCTAACCCATCTATTTCTTCAGGCTTTATTTATCCAGCAAATATTTTGCGTTTGTCTGAATTTACTGTCCCTCCTGGTGTAACAACTATAATAATTAGATTATTTTCTGAGGCTGCTACTAGTACAAGGGTTTATGCAGACGCTATTGCAATTGCGCCAGTAAATACATTTACGGAATATGCTGCATTTAGAAGGCGTGTCGTTTATGGTTCTAATTTAGGCACAACTTCCCCTTACGCATTTGTTGAAGCAGCATTTGAAGGAAATTTTACTTGTGATAGGATTCATTTTGTTTCGCATGGCGGAACTACTGGACCACATACGTTATCTATAACTCCCGGCTATAGAGCATTTGACATAACAGCGGATAAAACGGCTAGCTTAAATCCTTCAATATTATCTGGTGGTTTTCAACTATATAAATTTGAGGGTCCAGCTAATACTTTAACACGTTATTACGGTAACGTAATTAGGGTTCCTTATCAAAATTGGTTAGTGATTGAAACGGGTATTGTTTCATGGGCACCATATCAAATTGTCGCTAAAGAAAACCCGATAGCGGGAAAGAATGATTTCAAAGCTTATGTCGGGATGTCTGACCCTAATGTATTAGGGTATACATTTCATGGGGGGATTCTAACGGGCGGTAGCCTACAAATTCCGCCCGGCGTAGTTAATGCGGATGGTATTGAAGATGGCGCAGCGTTGAAAAATGGTGATACGTTTTCTGGGGGATCTTGGTAATGGCCGTTATTACTGGCACAATTGAAATTAGGCACGGCAAGTTTTCCGCTATACCTACTCTACAACCGTATGAATTAGGATGGGCAACAGATACAAAAATGCTTTATATTGGGGATGGAACTAACAATTATCCGATTGGTGGTTCTGGATATACATTTAGCTTGCCGGATATCTCTCTCGCAACCCCTACAGTTGATGCGCATGTTGTAGGAACGAACGCTGCTAATGATAAAAATGAACGGTATACAATTGCTTCAATGCAATCATTGCTAGGTTGGATTCCCCCAAATTCATACACCATTGAACAAACAAAAGATTCGCCTAATCATAAACGCGTCTTAAATTCAAACACAATATCAGATGTAATTTTTGATTCCGCTGTTAGGCGTTCTGAATCTGGTGGTGATGTAAATACATTATCTATCGTTAAGGCTTTTGGGGCGTATGCTAGAACAGACGGTGAAGATAAATTAGTTTCGCTTATCGGTTTATTTTCTTCTGGTGATGGTGTAAATGAATCTGGTGGTATGTTTGTTCAAACAATCCATAAAGGCGTTCAAAAAACGCCTATTATGGTTCTATCAGACGGTAGGGTTAGATTTGATGAATCAACTAACACAAGCCCTACGGGCGCGGGTTCATCAATTTTAGGCTATGATGATGTAAATGGCCTAGTTAGACTCACATTGAATGAAAATCAAATTCTTTCGGGTAATTCGTCAAATGAACCCCGTATTTATGATGTTTTAGGTGATGTGGCGCAATCAAAGGGCGTTTTCACAATTGGTAATAATGTAGTTAATTTTGCTAAAATGCAAGATATCGCTACTGATAACATAATAGGGCGTTTTTCGTCTGGAACGGGTGATCCCGAATTAATAGCATGTACCGCAGCGGGTAGGGCGTTATTAGACGATGCGTCTGCGTCTGCGCAGCGTGCTACGCTCGGATTAGGTGATTTAGCGGTTCAATCAAAAGTATCGGAAGCCCAATTACCAACAATTACTTATGGCGAAGTAATTGGAACAACGTATAATATTACCGCTAGCGGAGTTTATGAAGCTACGGGAATTACTTTCACATTGCCTTCCGCCGGAACATGGTCAGTTGCTGTTTCAGTGCGGGCATTGATTAACAATAGTTCTACGCAAGCTACTATTAACATTAAATTAGTAAATAATGCGTCTAGTTCAGATGTTACAAATTCACAATTATTCGTTGCGCGTAATGCTGTTGCTTCACAAAACCATAATGGTGCTGCGTCAAGAACATTTATTATTACTGTTTCAGGCGCAACAACATTTGAAATCCATGCGCAAAGATCCAGTACGGGCACTTATACTACGTCCCAGATACTTTCGGACAGCGTCGGTAGAACTTCGGTTTCGTATGTTAGGGTAGGATCTAATTGAAGAGGCAACATGAAAAAAGCTACTGTAATTTTGGCGTTGCTAATGTTTAGCGACATATTTGCACAAGAACCGAAAATTCCGGGTGATTTGAAAGTCGTGCCGGGTTTTCTAGCGCAAATTAAAGTAGAGAATGCGGAAGAAAAACAAGTTTTTGAATGGTTTGCATGTGATGAAAATAAAGTACAGATTATTGCGTTGAATAACGAAAAATCATCTGTTATTGTGAATATCCCGCCAAATGATATGAACAAAAATATTCGCATTGAATATCAAATTGTTTGCTTTACTTGCATTGATGGGAAATTGTTCAAATCAAAAACTAAATTAATTATTAACGACGATAAGACACCACCGATTTGTACCCGAGAACCGCCATAAGTAACTTCTTCTGATAGCATATGCAATTTTTGATTATGATTCTTAAACGCGATTTGAACCGCAAGCG